TAACAAACTTCTTCCACTTTGTCAAGGCATCATATTCATCTCCTGTCTTTAATGGTTTGCGTTTCATATGTATAAAAATCCCCGTTTTCTTTACATATCATCTCGACGTGTATAAATTATAGCGAATCTTCTACTGTCTACTTTCTCACCCATCCATAGCCTATCTTGCCCCCGACACTGCCCCAGACATTGCGCCCGACATTGCCCAAGACACTGCCCCCGACACTGCCCTCGACATCACGCCCGACACTGCCCAAGACATCTTCCCCGACATTGCCCAAGACACTGCGCCCAACATCGCCCCAGACATTGCCCCCGACATTACCCCAGACATTTCCGGGCAGGTTTCCGGCGATATCAAAACCGTCTTCTGTGAACTCAATTTTTTCTTCCAACAGTGTAAGCTGCTCTGGTGTAAATTTAGTCATCGCTATGTCTCCTCTTTAATTTGGGATGCCCTATCCCCACCGTATACGTAGAAGGGATTTGATATATCGCCCTATGCCGACATCCAACATAGGGATAGCTGCCGTTTCTATGCAGGTACCTCCTGCTCAGACATGACGACCCTACGCAGCATAGTCAGTCATGTCCTATCGCCCATTACACATGGACGATAATCCTGCTGGTCTAGTACCCACCAAACCCCTCGACTAGAATTAGGGAGGAGGATTGTTCACGCACTTTCCGCCCTTCAACTTGCAGTGACCAACCGCCTTCTTTGCAGGTCTTCCGAACAGGCAGCACCACTTACCTTTAGTGCCGCCTGTCCAGAGATGCTTACAGCCTTTGCAGTGGTCAGGCTGCATTCAAGTCCACGACCTCACACACGCCAGCCGTACAAGCGAGTTCGCGGCCCCCTGATGTTGTGTCTTCCTTCTCAAACTCTTGCAACTTTGACCAGTCTACACTACTTGGCATCTTTGTCAACAGTTCATTGTAAGTTTCTTCATCAATGTCCTGATAAGGTGCTTGCTTGTATGTGTGTTCACTGAATGGCAGGAAGCTGATGCCTGACACTTCATCAAAGTGTTCGTATACCCACGAACCTACATCCATCCACTCATGTTCCTTCACAGAGATGGTGACACTAGGCTTGTGTTCACACCAGTGACGCTGATAGGTAAGCCACAGTTCAAGCTGCTCAATGGCGTCCATGTCTGTACGACATACAGCACTGTCAGGTGACTTCATAGGGAAGCTGAACACTGTAGTGCTGTCAGGCTTCATCACATCCGGCTCTGCAGGAATGCCCTCAGAGATAAGGAACTGCGTGATGGGGTCTTTGTTGTCCCCACGTACAGTACGCACATAGTACGGATTGTGACGGGCATGAATGCCACTGGCACTGTCAACAAGCTGGCTGACTGTACCGCTAGGCTTGACACAGGTAATGGCTGCTGACTGTGCAATGCCAAGCTGTGCTGCCATAGCTGCGTTAGTCTCGACTGCCACATCTTTAAGAGCATTCAGTGTAGCACCAATGTTCATGCCAAGATGTGCAGACTTACCTGCCATCAGAGCATTGTCCATGATGCCAGTCAGTGACACACCAAGCAGACGTTCTTCCTCCGTGTTCTTCTTCCAGATGCTACGAAGATATTTGAAGTTAGTCAGCGTAGACTGGAACGTACCAAGAATAGTGGCAAGGCGAACCTTGTCTGTAAGTGTCTGCTGTGTGTCGCTTGCACGTACTACAACCTCAGACAAATTACAGAACTGATACGGACGCAGGATGATTTCACTGCATGGGTTACACCCAAAGTCATGTTCAATATCACGACGACCATTCTTGGCAGCTTGCTTCTTGGCTGACTGCCTGTTGAAGATGCCACGTTCACCTGACTTGCTCTCGTACAGAGACAGCCACTCACGCATGAACGTACCCATCTGTGGCTTTTCTTTGTAGGCAACGCTGTTGTTAGCCAGCGCACGTTGCCCTTCATTCTCCCACCACTGTCCTGCCTTTGCGTGACGCATCTGGTCATCGTTCAGGTTGGACAGACTGATGAGTGCGCTGCGTCGGACACCACCTACGACGACAACCTCACCAATCTTACACATGATATCGTGACACTCAATTGGGTACAGGCGACGACCTGCTGCTGTCTTGAAGATGTCTACGATAAACTCAAACAACTCTTCCAGTGGGGCTGGGCCACTTGCTCTACCACCAAAGGTCTTGAGACGTGCGCCAGCGGGACGAACCTCGCTAGTGTCCCATTGTGGTACTTGTCCTGCGTACAACAAGGAGATGAGTTCACGCAGAGACTTGGCCCAGCCCGGACGAGAATCGCCAACCTTCACAACAGTGTCCGTGTCGTGCATGTCTTCGTTGACGATAGGCAGCTTCTCAATGTGATGACGTTCCACTGAGAAGCCTACACCAGTGCCGCACATGAGGATATACATCGTCTCGTCAAAGGCACGAGGGTTATCCACAGGTACATAAGAGCAGTTGTAACCGCCTACATGACAGCGGTCAAGTGCGGGACCGGCAGTCATCAATGCTCTCATGCTTGGCATGATGTCTTGGTTAAGCACCGCTTGTTCCAGTTCACCCCTCAGTGAATCAGGAAGCTGATAATCATGCTTAGTGACCAGATGCTTAGTAATATAATCAAAGTATCGTGTGACTGTTTCACTCCACGTCTCCCTTCGCTGCTCATCTTCCTTCCACCGGGCATACCGGGAAAGGGCAATAAAGTTCTGGTAGTCTGTCGGTAGATAATTGTTCATGGTGTCTTACTCCGTTAGTGTTTTCATATGTCTGATTTCAGCACCCTCTACATCATAGAAGTATTCACGGATGCCGTCCTCAATCTCTAGCCCCACATCCTCATCAGCAGGTATGGGGTATTCTTCTGGGTCAATGTCGATTGTCATGTAAATCTTAACTCTCATTGCTCATCACTTCCTCAATCAACTTGTCCAGATACCACTTGGCTTTCTCCAAGTCTTCAAGTGGCTTGTCCTTGTAGCGATAACGCCACACGTACTTCATGATGTTACCTTGAAGGTAGTATTCAAATCCATCGTCTGTAGCTGCGGCAATAGCCTGAATACACTCAATGCCTGTAGCATTGTAATGCGGTGGGCTGTTCACCATGTCAGCTTGCTTTGCCTCATACTCTCGTATCATCTTACCATAGTCCGTCATCATGCACTCCCCTTTGTCTTGCTTCCGAAACTCAGATGCACCACATTGCCATCTTCCTTAGTGATAATCACATCTTCATCTTCTTCTAGCACATAGTCACTGTCGTTGTCAACAACTTCCATTACATATGTATGCACAAGGTTACGAATAGTTTCGTCCTGCTCCATGATGGGTATGGTCGCGCACATCATCTTGCAGAAGTGCATAAGCTGACCATAACCCTCATCATTAATATCGTTACCACTAGAGGAAATAATAGCTATATCTATTTCGCCAGTCCACTGATTATTGTCTACAGTGGGACGAACTCTGATTACAAAATCATTATCATAAATATCCGGATATTCCATAGCTATCTCCTTTTCACTTTGGTTCCGTTAAACTTAATAAACTTAGGGTGCGTATTCTTTCCCTTCTCTTTTAGCCAATCCTCTGGAATGATTCGGTCATAATATCTAAACCCATACTTGATACACCACTCACCATAAGTTGACTTGGCACCCTTACGTAGCTTTCTCCTACTGTTCTCAAACACAAAGCGAATGTCAAGTGCTGGGTGCTGCTTTTTGATTGCCAGATGCTTGCGCCTGTCAGCAGCAGTGAACATGCCCTTCGTCTCAATGATGATGCCATTGTGCAGCACGAAGTCTGGTGTATAGGTGCGGTAGGCTAAGTCTTCCCACTCAATCTTGACCTTCTCGTATTCATACTCAATAGCCAGTTCATCGAGATAAAGGGACAGCTTATGCTCTAGTCCACTCCTATATCCATATTTCCGTGCTGCACGAAATTGTTTAGCGTTAGGCATATTCTTCCGCCAACGATACGTATGCAACTGTCTTAGGCTGCTTTGCCTGTGACGCTACTGCAGGACGTTCTTCCAGTCCGGGCCAACAAGCGAAGCGGTAGCGGCAGAAGCTACACTCAGTGGACAGAACCTTGTTACCTGTAGGCTTGCCTCTAAACGTCTCATCAACTGCTTCAAAGCAACGCTTGAACTCGTTCTTCTCAACGGCCTCTGCCGTCTCTTTAATATTGGCTACCTCTTTCTCAACGTCAAGTCCTGTAGCTGGTACGTACTTGAACTCGCCGTTTGCTTTGTTGACTACCCACCAGCCACCAGCACGTTTGCCTGATGCCTTAGCGTAGCCAGCAAGCTGTGCCACATAACCAAATGCGTCACCTTTGTTCAGTGTATCGAAGGACTCAAACTTGTTAGTGTAAGACCAATTAGACGCTGACTTAATATCGTCAACAGCACCATCAATAACAATATCATAGGTGCCAGAGACGGATGTATTCTCATCAAGGTCGAGTGTAACTTTCGCATCATCTTCATACTGCACTCCCGCTTCTTTGAGTAAGCCCTTGAAGACAGCCTCTACGATGTCTCCAAGCATCATGTTCATTACGAATGTTGTTGGCAGGGGCAGTGCTTCCTCTGGCTTGTTCTTCTCAAACCAAAGCTGACAAGTCGGTCTGCCTACATTAGACATACGCAGACCAAACTCATCACGCTTATTGCCCCCACCAAACTGGCGTCCAAGCGCACCCATAACATCAAGACCTACTTGCTGGATAGTCTCCACTGACATAGTGGACTTACCCTTAGCAGCATTCTCCATGTATTGGTGCAACGCCAGTTCAGCAGGGTGATTCATTACGCTACCTCATCTTCGATTTCAATATCGACAATGCCATCAACGATAGCTTCATCATCCTCATCATCATGCGAGTTGGCCTTCTCTGCCCACGCATTGATGATGTATTCATTGTAGTTGTTGACCCACTGCATGAAGTCACCAAACATACCTTGCTCCTTATCAGTAAGGTCAAGGGTCTTGGTCACATCAAGGGACACAACCGGCAGGTAGAACACTGCTCCTGTAGGAATCTGGCGTTCCTCTGTATTCGCAGTGATGGTGTGCTGCACAGGCAGACGCTTCATCTTGGCAAGCTGAGTAAACGCACCACCTACATTCTTGAAGGCGTCACGATTGTCTACTTCCCAGATGAACGGAGTCTCATCTACATCTACAGCATTACCCGAAGCGTCTGTAGCATTGACCAGTTCAACTGTGCCAAGCACAACACGTACTCGTTTAATCTGCTTGATAAGTTCCTGTGTCTTCTCAGGCAATGCCTTGAAGTCTTGGATGTAGCCAGCAGGTTTACCACAGTTAAACCCACCATCATTGTCCTTAAGGTCAATGTTCAGGTTGTCCGCCATGACAGTCTTCACATAGCGGTTAGGGCTGTCGCCCATGCCACGGACAAAACGCTTATACATGAAGCGTTGCAGGTACGGACGAATCTTCACCGACTCTGCGTAGTAGGTAGGTCCGTCTGGTACTTCAAGACGATACGTACCCCCACTGATTACTTCCATGTTAACGGTCTTGCCGTTCACCTCTGCCTCACCCATAACAGGTGAGTGATTGATGCGCAGACGAGCAAGAGTGCTAGACTGCTTACGCTCACCTGTAGTTTCATTAGCAATGCCCATTGCTTTGGCCATTGCTGCATAGTTGTTAGTGTCAATAGTTGTCAGTTCCATGTGTTTATACTCCTTCTTTTGAGTCAATGAGACATAGTTATATCACGACACGTCTTTCGTGTCAAGCCAGTTGGGGCCAATTTTTGCCTCAAGTTCTAGTGGAACATTGAATACCAACCCCCAACGTATGGTAATCAAGTCAGGCAACACCCTGTTAGTCTCCTGTATTACATCAATAACTCTCCTTTCTTCGTCGGGATGTACGTCAATAACGATTGAGTCATGCACAGTATTTACCACACATGACTGCATACCGTCAAGTAGTTTATCAATGTGCAGCAATGCAATCGGCACGATGTCCGCAGTAGCGAATGACTGCACAGGATAGTTCTTTATCTGTGTGAAGTTGCTTACACGACCTCGTGCATTACGCTTCACATCAGGAAAAGCAAACTCACGACCAGACGGCGTAGTAATCTTGCCAGTAGCTATAGCTTCTTTAGCCAGTCGGGAGTGCCAATCGGCCACGCCTTGGTATTTCTGCGTGAAGTGTGTGTAGTATTCTGCTTCCGCTGGCGTTCTGCCAAATCCCGTTGCTCCATATAACGGCGCGAATGTATGCGCCTTCGCAGTCTGTCTGTCCGTAGGCTGACCAGCATCAGTAATAACTTTAGCGGTATATGAGTGTACGTCAAACCCAGTAGATACTTCCTCAATTGCAACTCCATCCTGTGACAAATAAGCAGCAGCCCTGAACTCTAGCTGTGCAAAGTCTGCTTCCATAATCTTGCCACCCTCAAAGCGTGACACGAACACCTTCTTGACAGGGAAGGTACCGCCACGTGGCATGTTCTGCATGTTAGGGTCAGCACCACTGAACCTGCCGGTGGCAGTGCGATGCTGCAGCAGACGGACATGCAGCTTACCGTCCTGCTTAGTGTGAATACGAATGCCATCAACAAAGGATGACAGGTACGTATCTACAGCGGACAAGCGGCGAACCTTAGACAGAAAGTCTACAGCATCGTTCATACCCTTGGCACGTGCTGCACCTTCAAGTGTCTCAAGGTTCTGCTTGCTTGTACTGAACCCATTGGCACTAGCCCACTTGGGGCCGGGTGGTTTGAACTTTAGTCCAGCCAACTCTTTACCAGCCACAAGATGATAACCAGCCCCACCACATGATGTACACTTATTAGTTCGGGCAAATGGTGTTCCATCTTTCTTCACCTTTCGTACTTGGCCAGAGCCATTACACTCGCGGCACTGTGTTGCCTTCGTCTTGTGCAGACGCTCTGTGCCACCTGCCAGCAGACCACGGAAGTCAGACTCGCCCATGTATGGGTCAATGGCGTTGCCCCAATACTGCTTGTCCAGAACCTTGCGGCTGTACACAACCCACGACAGTTGTTCTGGGCTGTTGAGGTTGATAGGAGTGTCGCCCATCAGCTTACGCACATGCTCCTGTAACGCTTGCTCAAGGTCACTACGCTCCTGTTCAAACTCTGTACGTACCTCATCCAGCTTGGCTACGTCTACAGTGAAGCCTCTCTGGTAGATACGCGCAAGGCACACAGCCACCTGATTGGTCAGGTCAACGGTACCACGCAAGCCGCTGTCTTCCTTACTGTTTAGCTTGAGCATCTGCCTGTCGGAAAGCTGCTGCGTAGCATGTAGGTCAGCAGACAGGTACTCAGACAACTCAGCATGTGGAATGTCACGAGTGCTGACACCCTTGGAGAAATACTCCTTTAGTGTATCCTGCTTCTTGGTGTCCAGTTCGTAACGCTCTGCACATGCCTCAAGCGATAGCGGTTCCTTCTGCCCACGCTGCAAGACATACTCTGCCAGCATCGTGTCGTACACGGGGCCGTCATACTTGAAGCCTGACTCCCACAGCCACAGCAAGTCGTGCGCTGCGTTGTGACAGATAAGTATAGTGGTTTCATCCAGCCATTCTTGCACACCTTCATGACCCATTGGGGTAGCATATTCGTCCGCATGGTCAAACGTAACCAGCCAT